GTAGGTCCTACCGTGTTACGTCCTTCCCATCCTTTGTCTTTGGATGTTTGGAGCTAGTAACGACGGCGCCCCGCGGCCCTGCCGCGCTTATCGAGCTCGGACGGTTTCTACCGTTCGCCGTGCTCTTGGAGAATGGGCGTACATCTTTGGATGTCCGACGCCCTCTTGGTCTCCCTCGCCTATTTTGACTTGTCTTGACTTGTCGAAACAGGTGAAAGAACTCCTTGGTTCCTGCCCGTCCTCTTCTCAAGAAGAGGTTTTTGCTTGGCAGTCGATCAAGAAACTCCTGCCTGCCTCGTGCAGTTGCATGGAGCGTCCTCTGATCGAGGGAGTTTCCGCTCAGTTTGCTCGACCAAAGCAAACTTTGCCTCCGGGTTATCTCGCGTTTCTTCGAAAAGAGACTCGTCGCCTGTTCCGCAAGGGATGGGACACCTCTCTTTACGAAGATCGCGTCTTAACCTGCTCCCCTTCTCTTTCTGGCACCCTCGAGTGTCCTCGTTCTAAGGGCGGGTGTCTCGGGTCCGGTCTTGATCACGCGTCTTACATAGACGCGTGTCTTACCGGAACCCTCGACGAGCGACCTTGCGTAGAGGCTGAGCTTCTTGTGGTTCAATCCGCAGGTAAGCCTCGTCCTCTTACAAAATTTTCGAGTGATACTCTTTGCCTCAAGCCCCTCCACACTTCAATTTACGACCATCTCCGAAGACAACGCTGGTTGTCTGTCGGAGACGTTTCTTCGAAGTCTTTGGAGCGCGCGGGCTTTGATCGGGAGAAGGGAGGTCTCTTGACTTCGGGTGATTACAAAGGCGCTACCGATGGGCTTTCCATCGAAGCTGCCGAAGTCATCCTTGAGACCCTTTTGGAGAGCGCGACTTGCGTTTCGCCTCTTGTGAGAGACTACGCCTTGTCTTCTTTGAGGCCCTTGATAGGGTCCAAGAAACATGGTGTGGGGCCGATGGTCCCGAAGATCGGGCAGATGATGGGAAGCTTTCTGAGCTTTCCTCTACTTTGCCTTCAGAATCGCTTTGCTTTTCTGTGGGCTCTAAGATCTTCAGGACTTGAAGCCAAGGACGCCGAACGGACTCCTTGCTTAATCAACGGCGACGACATCCTTTTTCAGTCGGAAGCTTCTGTTTCCGATTGTTGGATGGGCGTTGTTTCTTCTTTGGGCCTCGAGGTCGAGCGAACGAAAACTTCCGTTTCGCCTGCCTACGGTTCGTTAAACTCCACCCTTCTTAGGTGGAGCGGGAGACAACTCCGTGTTGTTCCTACGTTCCGTTTTGGCCGGCTTCGGTCGTGCGATTTCGTGACCTCTCTTGCGAGGGAGTTTCGCCAGTGGCTTTGTGCCTCCGGTTCCGTCCGTTTCCGTGCCGCCATCGTCTTTTTTAGACGAAGGGTCGGCCTCCTAAGGTCAACTAAATTGACTCTTTTGGAGCTCGGATTCCGGGGGAACTTGGCCTGCCGTATGGCGGAGCTTTTCTCCCTGACCCCTTGTGGGCCAGCTACCATCAAGCCGCCTCCTGCGCCCGTTGGTCACTCGATCGTTCTTCAGAGCGATTTTGTAACCCGGGTGCCCGAGGAGGAGCTTGGCACGGAATTAATCCGTGAGAACGCACGGGAGACCGCCGCTTGGAAATTCTCTCGAGAATTTTCCGAGTGCCGCGTCCGCGCGTCCATACGGTACTGCTTACAGCTCAGCGCTATTCGCAGACCGTCGCCGGTTTGTGGTCCGGTCCCGTGTCGTGAGG